CGATCAGGGCGATTACAGTATTGTCATTTGATCCATTATTTGTTATTATAATAAAATGAAAAACACTTCGGCAGGATTATTCTTTTATAGCAAGAATACGGGCAGATTTTTTTACCTGTTAAGATCCGATGCTAATTTTAGTTGGGGTGTGCCCGGCGGTAAAATTGAGAATGATGAGACATTGCTTGAAGGTTTAGAGCGTGAATGTATTGAAGAAATCGGTTATTTCCCTAAAGATGCTAAATTAATTCCTATACAAAAATTTGTGAATAACAGTTTTACATACCATACTTTTTTCTGTTCAGTTGATGAAGAATTTGTACCCAAATTAAATTATGAACATGTGGGTTATGCTTGGATAGGTGACGGTCAGCATCCCAAACCAATGCACCCAGGATTATTTAGCACAGTCAATATTGATATTGTAAAAGAAAAATTAGAAACACTTACAAAATAAAAACGGGGCTTTCGCCCCGTTTTTACTAGTCATTCGACTATTATTGCATCTCGAAAATCTTTTGAACTGCCTCAGCCCCAGTAGCGCCCAGTATTGCTGCTGCGCCCATTAGCATCCATTTTATCTTTTCAATACTAGATACCTTTTCTGCTAATTCTTCATGTTGTTTAGTTTGCTGCTCTTGGAATTTCTCTAGAAATTCTTTTGTTTCAGACATATTACGATCTAAACAATCATGCAGGTCTTTGACATCAACTTTTAGTTCATCAACCTTTTCATGAAGGTGACTTACTTCGTGTTGTAAAACTGCTACATCTGTAACAGTTTGTTCAAATTTTTTTCTAACTGCTGCTGGCATTTAAGTTTCCTTATTATGCGTTGCTGATAGTGACTACAGGTGGTAGTGAAGCATCGGCATTTGCAGCAATTGCTGAATTGAATGATGCGATCACATCTGGATTGACAGTTGCTAGAACTGCTGTACCAGTACCTGAACCTGCTGCTGTAGCAGCAAATGTAATACCAGTCATATTGGCAAATGCACCTACTGCTGTCCAGTTAGTGTCGCCTGCATTATAAATGGTATATACTACGCCAGGAGTCAATGCTGAAGCAGCGACTTGTGCTGGGAACACTTCACTATTATAGTCATTTAGTGATGATACAAACTTAGTGCTTGCATCACTATATGTTGCTAGAATATTGAATGTGTTTGGTGTTAATGCAGCATTTGCTACATTAGCAGTATAACATGCTGCTGTTAAGCCGCTTGTTGTACCAGTAACCAAATACTTTGTCTTGCCCTTCTGACGAACGATGAAGCCTGCTTCGTTTAATGCGAATGTAAATGCTCCATCATAATCTTCATTACTATTTGCCAACAAATCAAGTTCTGTGTCATTAGTAATTGTATCAACGAAACCTAATACATTTCCATTGGCATCAGTAATACATTCACCACCTGATAATTGAGTAGTAAATGCTGTTCCGGTACCAGTTACAGTAGTGCTTGCAGTGCTTGCACTAATTGTACCTGTGCCAGTTTGACCAATCGCTACACGGACTAAAGTCTGTGAACCATAGATTGCTGTGTTACCACCAACTACACCATAAGTTGCTGTGTTAGTTGCTGGATAACCAGTACCGCCAATTGGATTGTTGAAATATGCATCAACAACATTAACTGATGCTGAAACAGTTACAGGACCTGCAGTACCTAAGTTAAACTTAGTGTAAGTTGGGTTTGCTGATAATTGTGTTTCTGAAACAGTGAATGTGCTGTTGTTGCCTGCATTCAATACTTCTAGGATCCAGTACAATGTACCAGCAACTAAGTTGCCTACATTGCTTGCTGGGATGAATGACATACCAGCAATGATGCCTAGATTAGTAAAGTTTGCATTTGTTGTTACTACTTCAGTTGTGCCGTTTGTGGCTGTGATTGTAACAACTGCTTGTGCTTTTGCTATTTTAAGTGGACGACCCATTGTTTTTCTCCTTTTATGCCGGGTTCTAGCCGGTACGCGGCGGGAACCGCGTAAATTCACAATCCTATATCGTGAATGAATTATTTATCAAAAAAGTCTAGTTTAATACGCAGTTTATTATGGAGCCCAAGGTCTGCCTTCAATTAAGCCTGTTGGATGTGGATTAGGTACACTTGCGTTTACAACATATTTCGATGGCAATTCAGTAATGTCATATACATTCCATGGATTGCCTTCTTGTGTTCTGTCTAGTGTTGCTAAATCTAATTTAGCAACCTGTCTATCTTCTAATGTCGGTAGTCTAGATATTAAATTTCCTGATCCTAATACAGAACCATTAACAATACCATAACTTACAAGAGTGTTAGCATTAGCCAAAACCTCTTCATTAAAATTTAAATTATACCAAGATGAATTTGTGCCGGTCGCAGCATTAATTGTGGTCTTTAATGTGGCAACTGTTATGCCATTATCAACAGTGTAAGAATCAAACTGTCCGGCATTTAATAAACTTTGAACAGTAATCGTAATCGCAGCCATTACAATCTTCCGACTACAACTTCTATTACACCTTGTTCGCCATTAAAATTATTTAAGGCTTTACCTATTACTGTTCCTATTCTAGGTGTTGCGCTAGCCATAGCATAACCTTCTCCTGCCGATACTAACATGTCACCTTTTTCAATCTTGCCTTTGACTTTAACTGGAACACGACCAGTAAGTGCAAGTATGACACCATTATCTTTGCATGAAAAATCGCTATTCATAACATATGCTGGTTCAGTTGAGACTACTCCTGCGACTCGGTGGGTTTCTATTCCTGCTATAGTAACTTCTTGTTCGCCACCGAACTGCAATACTGTTCCTGGTTCATATGGTTGATCAGCACAATACCATTCTGCTAAGTCAGCGTATGTTGCATTCCATCTTGAGCCTGCGGTTAGTGTCCAGTTTCCTGTAACAGTTCCCGCTGTTGTGTTAGCACCCGTTGTTAATGTAGTGCCATAAAATGTTGCCGTGCCTCCACCAACATTACCATTGTATGTCGGTAGATAATTTGCTACATTTGAGTTACCGTATGTACCAGCAAAAGATACAGCGGCGCCATTGGCATAGTAATATCCATCTGTTTTAATGCCACCGGTAATTGTATTTCCTGTAACACTTAAACTGCTTAATGTACCAACGCTTGTGATATTTGGTTGTGCTGCTGTTGTTACGGTTCCTGCTGTTGTTGCGGTACCGTTTAATGTTGCTGTAATAATATTTGCGCTGAAACTACCGTTACTATCTCTAGCAACAATCTTATCACCTACATTAAGTGATGTAGCATCTACTGCCCATGTTTCTGGTGTACCACCATTATAATTGTTACCTGTTAGATAACTTCCTCTTGTTAATGTAGCACCAGCATTAGCGGTAATTGTACCTGAACTACCTAGTGATATAGCAATACCGTTAATAGTAATGCTTGAATTTGCTAATCGGCTTTGATCTAATGTACCACTAGTAATGTTGCTTGCATTTAATGCGCTTAATCCGCTACCGTTACCAGTGTATGTACCTGTTATTGAAACATTACCTGCTTGGAAATTACCAGTATAAGTTGGTAAATAATTTGCGACATTTGCGTTACTATATGTACCAGTAAATGATACTGGAGTACCGTTAGCATAATAGAAATTATCTGTTTTAATAGCACCTACTGCTGCGTTACCAGTAACATCTACTGATGATAATGTACCTACGCTAGTAATATTAGGCTGTGCATTTGTTGTAACTGTGGCTGCTGTTCCAGTTGATGTTGCGAATGTTGCATTAGCAACAGTACCAGTAACATTTGCACCAGTGATAGCAGTTAACAATGCACCATTACCTACAAAGTTACCTGCAGTTAATGTACCAGTTACATTAGTACCGCCTGTTGCATTAATTAGAATACGGTCATCAGCATCGTTTGTGACGCGCAATTCTAGTATAGTTGATTCGCCTACACTGGCATAATATTGAATTGTTGCTAGATCACCTGATCCACCTCCCGGGTCAGCAGGGAAAACTATACCATTTGTACCAGTGCCGCTTGTTGGATGTATGACACCAAATAAATTATTACCATAGATATTAGCGTTAGCATCACGCGCCACAACCTTACTGCCGGTAGCAGTAGTAGTTGCGTCAACATTAGTTGTGATTGCGCTTGAACCATTGAAACTTATACCTGTTAGGTAATTTCCTAGTGTCAATGTTTGTGCTGTTGCAGCAGCGATAGATGCACTACCACCTAGTGCTATACTTGTACCATTAATAGTTATGCTGTCATTGGCAAGTCTTGCTTGATTCAATGTTCCAGAATCAATATTTCCTGCGTTTAATGAGAATATTCCAACGCCATTGCCTGTGATGAAACCGGTAGTTGTTACATTGCCGCCACTTATTACAGTATTATTTGTAGCATTGCCTACAGTTAAACTTGTTAGGTTACCTACACTAGTGATATTAGGTTGGGCAGCAGTTGTTACAGTACCGGCTGTTGTTGCCATGCCACTTAAATTTGCTGTAATTATATTTGCACTGAAACTACCGTTAGCATCACGCGCAACAACTTTACTTCCTGTATTATTTGGTGTTGCATCTACAGTAGCAGTAATCGGCGCACTACCATCATATGAACCGCCGGTAAGATAACTTCCTAATGTTAATGATGAACCTGCATTCGCAGTAACAGTATAACTACCACCAAGTGTTACTATTGTACCGTTAAGAGTAATAGATGCATTTGCTAATCTAGTTTGATCTAATGTACCTGTAGTAATATTACTTGCATTGATTGCGCTTATGCCGCTACCATTACCTGAGAATATACCACTATTTGCTACAATATTTGGTGCAGTAACATTACCACTTGAATTTAAACTAGTTAGTGTACCTAGTGATGTAATATTTGGCTGCGCCGCAATGGTAACATTTCCTGCGTATGCTGCATAGTTTGCGTTGGCTGCAAAATTAGCATTAGCAACTGTGCCACTTATATTTGCTGGATTTAAATTTGTTAAGTTATAACCATTTCCAGTAAAGACGCCATTTGATGTAATGTTACCTGCTGAAATATTACCATTAACTACTAATCCTGTTAATGTGCCTAAACTTGTTACATTAGGTTGTGCCGCGGTCGTTAATATACCACTTAATAAATTTGCAACAATACCATTGGCATTGATGTTACCAACAGAATCACGAACAACTACTGTGTTTACTACTGCTGGTATTGAACTATTATAACCATCAAGTAAATCAGCATTTAAATTTGCTACTAGTGTAGATGAATTTGCTGTAAATGGGGCTGTTCCATTTGCAACAGTTGACATAAACTGAGGTGCTGATATAGCGTTTAATACATTTAAATTAGCAATATTTGCGGTGCCGGTTACATTTAATGTACTTGTACCATTATTAAATGTAAATGTTGGAGAACCGTCTAATAAGCCATTGTTGTTGAATTGTACAGTTGTATTAGTTCCCGCTGCAGGGATAACTCCTACGCCACCAACTGAACTTATAACTCTACCGCCTGTGCCATAAACAGTACAAGTACCGGTCGCTGTGGCTAATTCAAATGTTACACCACCTGGTACTAATGATAGTGTAATTGTTGTTCCGCTTGGTTTAGACTTAACATAATAAGTTTCATTTTCAACGATGCCACCAAATGTTGTGCCTATAAATTTAACTGGGCTGTTAAGTGCAAATGCTGTACTATCGCCTACTGTTACACGGTCTGTGACTGAATCTGTTGCTGTTGCTGTAGTGTTTGGAAATAATCCATATCCAGTACCATTAATAGGTGTAGTTAATGATGGGTCTGAGTATAGACTAAAAGAATTTGATGAAATGACATTAGCATAGTAACTATTGCCATTTAATTGTGTCATACCGGGTGCGCCGGTAATTGTTACCTCTGCTGCTTGTGTAAAGAAATTATCTTCGGTAGTTGTGATAACTACAGGATTAGTCTGTGAGGCATTTAAAATATAAGAAGTTATTGTGCCTTTTGGAGTCCAACTTAGATTTCCTAAACCGTCAGTTTCAAGAACATATCCTATGCTACCGCCGTCTATTTTAACATTACTAACATCACCTAATGTGATTAATCCGCCTGCATTTCCGCCCTTATTTACCCACTCAGTACCAGTAAATGCTAGTACTTGACCATTTGCTAATGATGATGGATTAATATTTAGATTGCCTACAGCACCTTCAATTTGACTAAAACTGATTTCACTGTAGCCAGTTAATACTTCGACATTTTCATGTGGATCTTCTTTACCGATGAATAGACGCTTTTCATCACTTGCCCAACCAAATTCGCCTTCATCTAATTGAGGGAGATCGACAAGATTGCCCGATCTCATCTGAATTTTAGAAATCTGTATAATTGCCATAGTTGTAACTTACCGGTAGTACAACTATTTATGCTTATGGGCTATAAGAACTGTTTATAATACTGCTCCAGTCTAGCGAACCATAAATCGCTATAACGACGGAATTCGTTACCCTCTATAATAAATTCTTGATATTCAGGTTTGTCGAACAGGCCCGGACTAATCTCTTTAGGTGCTACACACATAAACACTACACCTTTCTGTATTTTAGTGCCGTAAACTTCATTGTGTGCATTAGCATATGCTGCTAACTGTATAAAATAATCATCTATCCATTCACGCTTTTTAGGTTTATTGGTTTGCTTGTGGTCCATGATAGCATCACTATTATCATGTACACCTACAAGGTCAGTGGTTCCTGCATAAACTTCGGGGAAATATAAACTTACTTCTGTGCCCCAGTATTCCTGACAATTTACTAGGCCTCTAGTGATAATTTCCTGTGCCATATCAAAACTTTGTTTGCTATATGGATTGCTGCCGGGTTGTCCTGCATCGCCGGTCTTGATATGATTTTCAAGCCACTTATGCATACGGGTGCCACGACCCGCTGCTTCTGTGGTAATCTGTTTAGCCTTTTCTTCGCCTACACGCTTACGCCATTCTTGTAATGCTTTTTTCTTTTCCTCTGGCTTCGTCGCTTCTAGTACTGTGGTGACACTGGGGACTGCGAATCCGTCTGGAGTGATATACTTGCGCGATCCGTCTATTGTTTGCTTTTTGAGTTCTTCGTAATTATATTTGTTTGGGTTATACATTTTAATTCTATAAGTGATTGTATATCATAACACTAACATATGTCAATCACAAACAGAAAGGGTAATTACTTAAGTGCGTGTTTTGCCATCTTTTTAACTAGGTCCTGATTTCTAGTTGGTGCGCCGTCAACACCTGTATCAGTACCCTTAAAAATAACTTTGTCTTGCTCTATGTTTTTAACAATATCTTTTAATGGTGGCTTTTGGATCATTTGATACAAATCTGTTTTATCTAAAATCAGAGTTGGATCATATTCTCTAAACTTTCTTAATAAATCATCAGTAGACATTTCTGGAGGAAGTTTTTTATTCTTCAAATCCAGTTTTAGTTTATCGCTTACTATTACGATGCTTTGAACTGCACGTTTCTCAGTATCGAATTCAAAAAGACGCATGTTATCTTTTTGAGCGACCGACTGAACCTTCTGGTTTATCTTCTGGTTCTTCTACTGGGGGCATGTCTGCTGGCATATCTGGTGCCATAGCCATATCGCCTGCTGGAGCCTGTCCAGCACCGATATCAGTTACAGGCATTTCACCACCACCTGTTGCTGGTGCGCCTAACATACTTGGATCGCCTACACCTGTTAATTGATTCATTGCATTTTGCATTGAAGTTTTGCTTTGGCTTAATGCCTGATTCAAGGTTGTCAATGCTTCTGATGCTGCGCCGTTGAATGAAGTTGATTCATTAACACCAATCTGTGACTGAATGCTATCAGTTAATGCTGGCAATTCTTTGACTAGCATATCATTGACTTCTTCAATCATTTTTTGTATGCTATCAAGCATATCTTGTGCAGCAAGAATTACTTCTGACTTCTGTACTTCTTCGTTTTCAACAACGATTCTCGGTGCCTTGATTGAGGATAGATGTTCGTTCAATGCTTGTTGCATGAACACTAATTTTAAATAAGAAGGGCTAGTTTGCTTAGTATAAAAATCCTTCTGATCACGTGCTTCCTTGATTAGATTGTTAACCTTAGATAGCATAGTTTGGGTCGCTTTGCGATCCAACTTAGTAGTGTTGAAGGAAAATTCAAATGTTTCCTTAAGTGCGGAATTAGCCATATTCTTACGATCTAAATCAATGAGTTTCATAGTGTTAATTTCCAATCTTGTTTATATATTTATCAAAATACCTTAATTATCTAGGTTCCATTTCGTCAAATCTCTTGCTTTGCCATTTCTTGCTAGTAGTGATATAACTTTCTAACTCGGTTACTAATGCTTTTTTCTTTAGTTTTTCTTCTACTAGTTTAGCATAAAAGATGGCTCTGTCTTCTTCAGTACTAGATTTTAATATCAATTTCTTATGCTGTGCTATAGCAACATTTAAACTGCTTAGTGCTTCGTCAAGTTCCTGTACGCGCTTAATATATGTGTATTTATTGTGTTTTTCAAATACGCACCAAGTTACAGCATGTTTTAAACTAGCGAAAACCTGAGGAATTACATCTTTTTTACTATCTAAAACATGGACTTTATAATTACCCTGTGTGTCTATAATAACCTTATATTTACCAAATAGGTCATAACTACCGTCATCATTTCTGACGATCATAATGTCCTTTAAGTTTTTGGTAAGTTCTTTAGCAAAGAACTTTTCGACCTTAGTATAGTCCATATCTAGTATTTAATAAAGTATATGTTTCTGTATTCTTTTGTTATGTCCAATTTGTTATTTACTGTGTTCCATTCTGTACCACATTTAATCATAGGTACACCCTCACAGTCATTATAAAGTGCCCCTAATTCGTTTATTCCGTCCTCAAATACACCAGTATAATGCACTTCAAATACAAAAGTCCAATATGGATATGTTTTTAGTCCACTGTCTTTATACACATACCCAAAATAATCTACAGATATGTCATCTATGACATTTTTAATAGGATATTCAATTACATCAGGCTGCGCCCTCAACGATACAGCCTGTAATATCGTGTCAAAGTTAGCCTGAGTATTTCTCTTATAAGTCCAGTCTTGTATATTTGATGTGTCTGTTGGCCTTGCTCTATTTAAAACTCCTGTTTGTGTAATATCAAATAGAGTATGGCAAGCAATTTTATAAGACATGCCGTATTTACAGCAATAAAAAAGCCCGAGAATTTTACTTCTCGGGCCTTCGTGTCGCTTTACTTAAACTAATTATTAGTTAGTGAAAGTTGCTGATGCAGTTGTTGCACCACCTGCTAGACCGCCACCTGCAGCAGTCATTGCTGCTGTGATGCTAGTAGTTGTCCATGCACCTGTTGGGTACAATGCAACTGCTAGTGTGTCTGATGCATCGTCAGTATATTCATAGATATGAACTGTTGCTAACTGCTCTAGGATCTGCATTGCTTGTGTTACTTCTGCTGCTGTCAAAGCACCTGCTGCTGTGAAAGTGAAGAAGTCTAACTTTGGACCCTGTGGTTGTACTGTTACTGCTGATGTTACAGCGTTTACGCCTGTGTTAGTGTATGATGGAGCGTCAAGCCATAGTACTTGCTTGAGGTCACCATTTACTCTTGTGAATTGTGCCATGATAAAATCTCCTTGTTAGTTTGAACCTTCAAGAGGCTCATACTATTATTTATTCCTGGCAATAAAAAATGTTGGTTTGGGCTAGTGATTTTAGGCGAAAGGTTTGCCTGTTGAGGGGTCTATAATTGAAGATTTTGCTGGTGCTGGCTGTTGCGCAGGGGTTGAGGGTGCAGCAGCAGGTTGGGTGCTTGCGGGTCTGGGCTCTCTTTCAGGTCTTTGTTTTGGTCTTTGCTTATTAGTCATATATGCTGTATATGCTGCATTGGCCAACTTATTTAATTGGTCTAACGATGTTTTGCCTAATTTGCCCTTATTATTTCTGATATCTTTTTCAATTTGGACTGCTGCATCCTTAACTGGTTGCTCGTTATATTGTAAATTACGCACAGCACTATTGAACCATTTTACGATAAAACTGCTAATACTTTCCTGCTCAGTTAAAATTGACTCTTTTACATATTGCTTATCTTTAAGTCCTAGCATTAATCTTTGCATATCTGCCGGGGAATAGCCCGCTTTCTTAATAGCAACTTTTGCTGCTGCCGATGCATTCTGCCATTCACTTTGCCCGCTATAATCTGCAAGTCTGTTAACTAATTCTTTTCCTAATTCAAACTTCTTAGCAGGGTCTTTTTCAGCAGTCATTGACGAACTTTGCTGTTTGACATAGTTATTAAAGTTGGCAATAGACTTTGATTGAGTATCCCTAGCAGCGGCCTTAGATTGTAGTGTACTTTTTACTCTTTCTGGTTTAGTGCTATCAATATTAGGATCTATTTGTCCGCTTTGTATTGCTGCATTGAGTGTGTTTTGTGCTTTGGTGACAAAATCTTGTATATAATATTTGTATGTTAGGTCTGACTTCCATGCCTTGTCCTGTCCTGGGTCTTGTTTACCACCTGTAAACAAGGACATATAGTCATATTCTTTAAGTGCAAATTCTCTAAGACGCATTATTCTTCTTTATAGACCTGCTAAATCGTTGCGGATCTCTGCTTTTAATACCATTAAGTAACTTTCTTTCTAACACTTCAGCCTTATCTTTATCATAATGACGATTCATTAATTCTATTAGATTAATAGCACTAGTAATGATATTATTGGCACGGCTTTCAATGACATGGTTTATGTCACGATTGTTACCAATACTTTCCAGTTCCTCTAACAGACTGCGTGTACGCTTTTGCATGATTGGATCCTATATGTATTTATCGCTAATACGGGATTATTTCTTTAAAGAATTGAGCAATGATTTGAGTTTTGCGCTCTGTACATCGGCTGTAACCAACTTATTGGTTGACTCTACTTCGGACTGTACCTGCTCATTTGTGGATCCAATTTGACTCGTTCCCTTAATCTTATTCAACAAATCAGTTGGGCTAGGCTGCGGTGCTCTATTATTTCCCTCTGGGTTGGGGTCTGTAATTCTTAATGTTTCAACATCAAATGCTAATTCTATCTTTTGCCCTACCCCAGAACTGCTGCGAGTTTTCATCAACTGTATCTGATATTGACCGCGCTCACGCATACTGCGACTTGTAAAGATACCGAACACATTGTCAGCAGTATTGATCTTACTGATACCACCTGAGATATGACTATGATCAAATTCAATTTCTTCAACTGCGCTACGATTCAACTGACTGGCTGTGACAAATAGTACATTCAATTCTTTAGCCAAGTTACGCAATTCTTCTGATACATA